CATGATTAATCGTGGGCTATCCTACTTTAACGACACCGTTTTATATGCTAATGAGATGAACCGCTATCACCACCTTGATAACAAGCTTCAATATCATTTTCTTATAAATAGTATCAGACCTAGAAAGAGATTTTCTAAATGGTTAAAAAAGTCTGATCCAGGTTCGGTGGAAGTAGTAAAAGAATATTATGGCTATAGTAATGAAAAGGCTCGCCAAGTTCTTTATCTATTATCTGATATGCAAATTAATGAATTGAAGCAGAGGCTATACAAAGGTGGAAAATAATAATATTAGTGAAGTTGTTGATGACTGGACACCAGGATCAATGCTTGAAGTAACACTGAACGAACCAGATGATTTCCTAAAGGTACGTGAGACACTAACCCGTATTGGTGTAGCATCTCGTAAAGATCGCAAATTGTATCAATCTTGTCATATACTACACAAGCAAGGTAGATACTTTATTACGCACTTTAAGGAACTATTTCTTCTTGACGCTAAGCCGTCTAACCTAACGGTAAACGATATCGAACGCCGTAATACCATTGCTACGCTTCTATCAGATTGGGGTTTAGTTAGTATGGTAAGCTCTGAGAAACTACAAGTCGCACCTCTAAGACAGATTAAAGTTATATCTCACCAAGATAAAGCGAATTGGGAACTTTGTCCCAAATATAATATCGGGAACAGTTAATCCCGGTATAAATAAGTAATGAGATGCGGAATGGTCCGGTCTCATTATACTACTAACCTTGCTATAGAATAGGAGGTCATTCACATGACACTACAGCACTTTCCCACAATGGGACCATCTTTTATCGGATTCGATCGATTAATTAACCAACTCGAAAGATCCGGTAACTATAAAGATACATATCCACCCCACAACTTAATTCGTAAAAGCGAAGATGAATTTTCAATCGAGCTTGCAGTAGCGGGATTTAGTTCCAGTGATATTGATATCCAAGTAGCTAATGGGGTATTAACTATATCTTCAGACTCACAAAAAACTGTGAGTAGCCTAGACAATCAGCCAGACTATATCCACAAAGGTATATCGAATAAGCAGTTTCGTCGAAGCTTTAATTTAGCTGAATATATAGAAGTAAAGCAAGCTGGATATCAAGACGGTATTCTGACGGTAGATTTAATCAGGGTAATACCTGAAGAAAAGAAGCCTAAGAAAATCCCCATTGATACCTACGTAAGTCTTGCGAACTCTGCAGCAGCGGAGTTACTAACTGAGAGTTAATATATTATGAGCAAAAAACCCCGGTATCGCTTTCCCAATCATCCGCAAGGATCAATTGCAGAAAAGATTAAGAGAAGGCGTTTGCAGATACTAATTCACTCGTGTATATATTATGTGCTAGATGATAATATTATTGCTGATGATACATTTGACACATGGAGTAAAGAATTAGTAAAACTAATGAAAGAAAACCCAGACGCATACTCCGATCGGTTTGATAAGGAATTCAAGGATTGGGATGGCGCTACCGGGTACGATTTACGACTAAGAGATCCGTGGGTAATAAGTACTGCCCAATATATACTAAACCTAGAGAGAAATAAAAAATGAATGATGTGAAAGTTATACGATTGTTTTCAGGCGAAGAAGTAATCTGTTTTGGAAAAGAAGTTGATGGAGGTTGGTCAATAGAAAAGCCTGGTATGCTAGTTCCAACAGAAAAGGGAGTTGGTATTATGGGTATGATGCCCTATACTACAATAGAGGAAGAAACTACTTTTATTAAAGATTCAATGATCGGCTTTGTAACAAACCCCGTATCAGGCCTTGAGGAACAGTTCCGATCGATTAATCAAACTATTATTGCCCCCGAGAAAAAGATATTATTATAGTTTACATCTCCTTAGAATTGTGGTATAATAGTATATATTATTAAGAATGGAGATACACTTTGAGCTTTTACACCTCAGTTGCACGGTACGGGAATTCTCTCCTGTACCGTGGTTACAATGATTCTGGACGTCGTGTCCAAAAGAAAGTAAAGTTTAAGCCTACGCTTTACATCCCATCAAATAAAGAACTTGGCTGGAAGTCCATAGACGGTCGCGATGTGGCTCCTATGGTTTTCGACTCTATGCGTGACGCTAAAGAGTTTTCAGACCGATATAAAGACGTCTCTGACTTTAAGGTATATGGTACACAAAACTATATTCACCAATATATTACTGAGACCTTTCCCGATGAATTGGTATTCAATCGCGCCTTTATAAACGTTTGCTCTATCGATATAGAGGTAGAGTCAGACGACGGCTTCCCCTATCCGGAAGATGCCTTAAAGCCAATTAATGCTATTTGCGTAAAGAATAACGTAGACAACATATACCACGTATGGGGTTTAGGTAAATATTCTGTCTCTGAATCAGAGCACGGTGATAAGATTAAGATTAGTTATACAGAATGTGCTTCAGAACGTGAACTACTAACTAACTACCTTAATTGGTGGTCTCGCGAAGAAAACTGCCCAGACGTAGTAACAGGTTGGAATTCCAGGCTATTCGATATACCTTACATTGTTAATCGTATCGGTCGGGTCTTTGGTGAGGATACTGCTAAGCAACTAAGCCCTTGGGGATTAGTCCAATATAAGCAGATCGCTATCAAAGGTAAGCAGATGGACACCTACGATATATCTGGCGTTCAGCAGATGGATTACCTTGATCTATTCCAAAAGTTTGGCTATTCGTACGGTGCTCAAGAATCCTATAAGCTTGATCATATTGCCCACGTAGTTCTTGGGGAACGTAAAGTCGACTACTCAGAATACGGTTCGCTATACACTTTATATAAAGAAGACCACCAAAAGTTTATTGACTATAACATTAAAGACGTAGAGCTCATCGATCGCTTTGAAGAAAAGATGGGTCTAATTACTTTGGCTATGACCATAGCATATAAGGGTGGCGTAAACTACTCCGACACTATGGGGACAACTGCTATATGGGATTCAATTGTATTCCGTGAGCTCAAGCGTCGTAAGGTAGTACCGCCACCTATGGAACCTAAGCAAACCAGATCCTTTGCGGGCGGTTATGTTAAAGCTCCACACATTGGACTACATGATTGGGTGGTTTCCTTTGACCTTGCATCCCTGTATCCTAACCTAATCGTACAGTACAATATGTCTCCAGAAACTCTACAGCAAGAAACTGTAGAAGGCGGTGTAGACCACTATCTAGAAAAAACCGAAAGAGTGGAATCGCAGCATTCTGTTGCAGCTAATGGATCTACATATACTAAATCCCAGCAAGGCGTATTACCAAACATTATTGTTAATTACTACGATGAACGTAAACAAGTAAAAAACGAAATGCTTGCTGCAAAACAGGAATATGAAAAGAATCCATCGATTAAGTTAGAACGCCAGATTAATCAATTAGAAAATCGCCAGATGGCTATTAAGATTCTACTTAACAGTCTCTATGGCGCTATCGGTAATGCTTACTTCCGATACTTCGATCTTAGAATAGCGGAAGGTATTACCCTGACCGGGCAACTGGCTATTCGGTGGGCAGAAAAAGCTGTTAACAAAGAAATGAATAAAATACTTGGAACCGAGGACGCTGATTATGTTATTGCCATCGATACTGATTCTGTTTATGTTAACTTTGGAAAGCTTGTTAACAAATTTAACCCCGTTGACCCAGTTGCATTCTTGGATAAGATCTGCTCTGATCACTTCGAACCAGTATTCGAACGATCCTATGGTAGCCTTGCTGAGATAACAAACGCCTATGATAACCGTATGGTTATGGATCGTGAAGCTATAGCCGATATCGGTATATGGCAGGCTAAGAAACGCTACATCCTTAACGTACACAATAACGAAGGTGTACAATATGCTGAACCTAAGCTTAAGATTATGGGCATCGAAGCTATTAAGTCTTCAACCCCTGCAGAAGTTCGTAAAGCTCTAAAGGATATATTCAAAGTAATTGTAACTGGATCGGAACCTGCTACCCAAAAAGCTATAGCAGACTTTAAAGACTACTTCCTTACCCTACCTCCAGAAGAGGTATCTTTTCCTCGCGGGGTTAACGATATAACTAAGTGGAAGAGTAACACCACGGTCTATACCAAAGGATGTCCTATCCATGTTCGTGGCAGTCTCCTATATAATAAGTGTGTTAAAGAAAAAGGTTTGGAGAAGAAATACGAACTTATCAAGAGCGGGGAAAAGATTAAGTTTTGCTATCTTAAGACCCCAAACACCCTTAGAGAAAACGTTATCTCTTTCCCCATGTACTTCCCGCCAGAACTGCAGCTCACCCAATATATAGACTACAACAAACAATTCGAAAAAACATTTCTGGATCCAATTATACCTATTCTCGAGTCTATTGGCTGGACTCATGAAGAAGTTAACACCCTTGAATCCTTCTTTAGCTAAGGGTTTACATTTTTATGGTATTATGGTATAATAGATCTATTCAAAGGAGATATAAATGACAACAGAATGGGTACAAGATATTAATGATATGCACCGTAAGTATGGTGTACACGGATGGGTAAGCAAGAAGCTTGTTACTAAAGACAAAGAATCCCTTCGTAAGTTTCTGGAATTTCGAATTAACTTCCTAGTAGAAGAACTACAAGAAACCCAGAAAGCTTTCTCAGAGGGTGATTCAGAAGAAGTTGTAGATGGGCTTATTGACCTATGCGTTGTAGCTATAGGCACACTTGACGCCTTCGGGATCGATGCTGATAAAGCTTGGAATAAAGTTCATTGTGCTAATATGAACAAACTCATCGGTATTAAGGAAAGCAGACCTAACCCGCTAGGACTTCCAGATCTTATTAAGCCCGATGGTTGGAAAGCACCAGACCATAAAGATAATCACGGATATTTAAAAGAAACCTTTTAATGGATATTTCTCTTACACTCTTTAGCTCTGTCTGGGACAACAAGACCCACAGGCAAATGGATCTAAGTAGCTTCGACGAATTTGAAAAGCTATTATATGATTTGTCTAAGGTAGAGCTCAAAGACAAAAAATCTGCACAGCTAATCTCTCCAGCTTCCTATACAGATGGAACAACCAGATCGAATAAAAATGTTGAGGAGTGGTCAGGTTGGGCAGCTGTAGATGTAGATGATCTAGATTGCACAATGGAAACCCTAAATGATATACTTGATGAGCGCGTTGGTCTTTGGAAATATGTTTGTTATTCTACAGCAAGCTCGAAACCTGATCACCCAAAATTTCGTCTTGTCTTCGAACTTGACCGCCATATTAAGGCAGACAAGATCGGACATTTCTGGCATGCCCTCAACGCTGAGCTTGGATCAATCGGGGATAAACAAACTAAAGACCTATCAAGAATGTACTATATCCCTGCGAAATATGCTAATAGTAACAACTTTATCTTCACTCATCATGGGGATGTTATCAATGTATCTGATTTACTTGCTAAGCACCCCTATGTAAGTAAGAAGAGTTCTAATACCCTCTTCGACAGTCTTCCCGAAGAAATGCAAAAAAAGATTATACAGCATCGTAAGGAACAGATGGTTAACACCGATATCAAATGGAACTCGTATCACGACTGCCCGTTTGTTAACAAAAGACTTATTGCTGAATATAAAACCATATCTGAAACCGGTTGGTATCACAAGATGTACCAGCTTATGGTATCCATATCAGCCAATGCACTTAAGAAAGAATACCCTATTACTGTACAAGAGGTTGCTACACTTTGCAAAGAGCTAGATCTTGAGACTGGTAATTGGTATGCAAATCGACCACTTGATAAAGAGGCAGAGAGAGCTATAGAGTTCGTCTATGGGAATATGTAATGAAAGACTTTAATATAAGAGATATTGATCCCGAATTATTAAGAAGTAGAGCAATTGCAGAAGGTAATAAGATCTACCAAGGAAGTACTCGCGGTAATAGAGATTTGCAAGAGGTTCTTACCACCTGCATGCACGGCCAAGCTGCAGAGATTTTCTTAATGAACCAGGGGTTTATTGACGACGATCGGGAATATAAAGATCTATTTGAACCTATCCGCCTAGGTGGGAATTCTATAGAGGTAAAGGTAACCTCTTTTGAAAACTATATTCCCTTTGTATTAAAGCGATGTGCATATAAGATACAATACAAAAACATAAACCACCCTAAAAGAGTTTATCTTTTTATAAACGATAAAAAAAGTCCAACCTATTTCTTTAACGGAATATACGATTGGAACGATAGGGATTTACAATTCTTTAAAAATATGGTACAATATAACATTGTTACAGAGGAATCCTCATGAAAGAATCGCTTAAGGTACTACAAGAATGTGCCGAAATCCAAGCTAAGAAGTCTAACGACTACCAGAACCCAAACTCACGTATAGTTCAAGCCGACTACTATCCCCGTGGTGTATCGACTATTCTCGATATTATTCACGGCAAGGTGCTTCGGCTACGATCTGTTACTGAAGCCATGGAATTGGATCCTTCATATACTCCCAATTACGAATCCGTAGAAGATTCGGCTAAAGACCTAATTAACTATGCATCCTTTCTAGTTGCTTATTCTAGGGGTCAAATCCCTGGTCAAGACCCCTCCAATGACTTCCTAAATCGTCCGCTACAGCAAGTTAACACATCTCCTGAAGATTAGTCAGAGCCCTAAGCGTTACGATTTATGACGATTTAGGGGTATACATCAGGTCTATTATAGGGTATAATACTCATATAAATTAAACAAAGGACCAAATTTATGGCTATAGATCGAATAGAGTATGACAAAGCTTCTAGACTTCGTAACTTTTACTACGGTGATGAAGACTATAAGCTTATCGGGTCTATTAACAAGATCCAGTGCTTTGTCTCTGTTCAGGACGAGGTCATGATGGACGTGACCTTTGTCTCTCCCAAAAATTCTAAGTGTGGTTACACCGTTTGTGAAATCGGTCTAACTCGGGGAAACGACGAAAACCCAGTTTGGGGAATAGATATTACCCGTGTGGATTCACGTTTTCAGGGACACGGTCTTGCTCCTAAGTTCTATAAGTTCTTAATCTCTAAGCTTGGTATTACACTTAAAGCTGGATCTATGCAGTCACCCGGTGGACGAATTATTTGGACTCAGCTATCTAACCTAAACAATGTAACAGTCTATGCTAAGACTAAAAATGGCAAACCCTATCATGTAGATTCAAACGACGAAGGAACAGAATTAGTCTCTTCCGGTCGTTACCAGATCTATGATGGGAAATCTGAAACTGAGCTATTCGCCTTCGCGGCTTAAAGGAAATTATATTATGAATGATTATTTTGAAAAATGTATGCAAGCAGATCGACACGTTGTTAGCGGTAAGCAAATTATGGAATGGGTTACAGAGTCTCTTAAGAGCAAGCCTATGCTAAGCAGCTTAGATGAGGTTAACCTAAAAATGGCTATTGATTGGATTGAAGGAGCGCAGGAATACCTTGACTCTACCAGTTAAGTTGTTTTTAAAAGTATTACGGTGGATAGAATAATGGAAAGAGAATTGATGGAAGTCTTAGCAGGAGGACTCTTTATATTGTCTTGCTGCTACATGGGGTTTGCTCTTACGATGTACTATAAAGCCTCTAAAAATAATAGGAAGCTTTATGATAAAAGCAATGTTAAATATCGTGATGGAGACAACACATGAAGCATAAAGTAAAAGGTAACAGAGACTACGCTGCTCAAGCTAACAAGCTAATAAGAAACCTTAATTTTAATAAAAAATACGAACTCTATGAAATCGTAACTTCTAAGCTTAAGTATCCTATGCATCTTGATGATGTGCGTCTATGTGAGCTTGAAGCAGTTAAGATAGCAATAGAGGAATCAAAGAATATTGATTCAGATCGATTAGCTGGTATTGTTCGCGGTTACGGCACTATGGCTACAGAGGGTAAGCCGGGGAAAGCTCGGTACGGTGAATGAAAATAAAAATAGAAGTTGAAATAGATACCACAGAGGATCGTGACGAGATATTATATTTAATTGAACTGCTTAAAGATATTAAAGAGGCACAATAATGAATTATCCAACATTCCAAAAGGTTATTGACGACCTAGACAAGTCTTATAAGGCGAATCAAGGATTTGCTAATAGATGGAATCCTTACGATCTTGGTAAGTTTACTGTAACTTGGGAAGATGCTGGTTTATCCTATGAAGGTACTATACAGATATGCACGAAGCTTTCGTTAAAAGATTAATTAATAATTTCGATGGTAAGCGTTATATTGCTTTAACGATTGCCTATCAAGAATTCGATCTACCAGATACTTTCTGGAAGTCGATAATTCAGGATGACTTTGGAATGGCTGCAACAATCCTTCTAAATAAGTATCCTGGATATAAAGCAAACTTTATAGCTGAAACATTATGGGAAGGCTAAAAAGTTGTTTACATTATACCAAAAGTATGGTATAATAAACTTATCTTACAAAATAAAGTAAGATTTTTAATATTAATATATAAGGTAAAAATGATATGAGTAAAGTAACAAAAGAGTCAAAAGTACTAGCAGCACTTCAAGCGAATACAGCTAAGGGCATAACAGCCGCTCAGATGACTTCACGCTTCGGTGTAGCAAATCCTACTGCAACAGTCACTGCCCTTCGACAGAAAGGCTTTGCAATCTACGCTAATAGCCGTACTAACAAAGGTGGAGAGACACGTACTTTCTATCGATTAGGTACACCATCAAAAGCAGTGGTAGCTGCTGGCTATAAAGCTCGCGCAGCAGGCGCTTTTTTCTCTGTTAGTTAAAAGCTAAACTCGGAGGGGGTTGGGGCTTATGCTCCAATCCCTTTTTTGGTGTAAGGAGATTATTATGAATAGAGTATCCGGGCGTACATTAAACGAAGGCTTAAGATCATTAAGATTACTCCTTCTTAACCAAGGATATGAAATAGCTACAGAAAGATGGCAAGGTAAAGAACAACCTCCTACCTTCTTAGAAATACTACACGCTGATCTTGTTGCTCCTATGTATATTTCACAGGGCCAAGCATCTGAAGGATGTCGTGCTACACAGCCTTGGGCAGATATACATTTCGAAGAACGCGTATCTGGTATACCCCACAATCCCCCACCGTCACATAAAATGTGGCTTAAAGATACAGAAGATTACCTACAAGATAAAGCCTTCTCGCATTCCTATCCTGAGCGTATGTGGTGTAATACAGATACGAATGGTATTCGATTTAAGTACGGTAATCTTAACACAGCAGTAGAGCTACTCAAGAAAGAACCTAACACTCGACAGTGTTATATCCCTATGTGGTTTCCCGAAGATATTACAGCAGCAGCTCAAGGTGAACGAGTACCTTGTACCCTTGGATGGCACTTCATGCTTCGTGGAGAAGAATTACATTGCTCTTATCATATGCGCTCTTGCGATGTAGCACGCCATTTACACAATGACTTATTCTTTGCAAACGCTTTATGTTTATGGCTTATAGATAAGTCTGGTATCCAAGCAAAGCCAGGCTATCTTCACTTCTCAGCCACTTCATTACATTGCTTTGCCAACGATCGTTACGCATTGGAGAAACTAACTAAATAATGTGCGGATTTATTGCTTCCCAAAATTCAGACGTAGACCTAAAAAAACTTATAAACAATATGGCTTATCGAGGCATCCTTGGTTATAAGGGTTATCACGAAGAACCATTCTATAAGATAAAACTTTGTCATTATAGCTTACCCTTTGTTAATCTAGATCCAGATGTTGCTATTCAACCTGTTACGGTTAGCAATCGTAAATCATTATTTGTAGGGGAAATCTTTAACTACAAAGAGCTAGGTGCTGAAACAGACGGTATATGCATATCAGATGCATTCCACAACACTCTTAATTGGGTAGAAGAATTCCATAAGTTCGATGGCTTTTGGTCATTCGTTACAGAATATGAAGGTAGTCTAATTGCTATTACTGATTACCTAGCTCAAAAGCCAATATATTATCGTACAGATATCGAAGCCTTTGCTTCTGAAATCGATGTACTAAAAGAATTTGGCCCTGTAACAAGAGACGAGCTATTTCACTCTAACACTATGAAATGGGGATATGATCCTACAGGGTTAACACCTTGGAATGAGATTAAGCAGATCCCACCAGGATGCTACTACCACAAAGGTAACATCCATTCGTATTGGGATTGGTCAAAGGTTACCCGATCTGATTCTTTAGTAGATGATCTTCGTAAAGCTACCGAACTTCGGCTAGGTGGTGAACGCGAGGTGTCTATACTACTATCTGGTGGATTAGATTCGTCTATAGTCTACGGCCTAATTAAAGAACTTGGCCGTGATGTTAAAGCTATTCACGT